TTTCTATTCTAGTAATATGAGCTTGTAGTTGGTTCATTCTATCGTAAGTTTGCTTTTGCATTATTCTGCAAAGCTTTTCGTGAGAGTCTATTCTTTGTATTGCTTCTTGTTTACTTGGCATATTTACCTACCCAATAACAAATTGGCTCAAGAATTTTTCTATAGACTCTACCTAATAAATGTCTCTTGCCTCTCGCTTCTTGTCTGATGTCTATAGTTCTGTGAACTGCTATGTGTTCTAAAATTTTTTTAACTATTCTATTAGTTGTCCCATCTTGTTTTGCATACTTAACTAATGGTAAGAATATTTTATGATATCCTTTTTGATATTCTGGAGATAGATGATCTCTTGCATATTTTATCCAAATTTTATTTCTAAAAGATCCAAAACCATAAGACTGGTTCATCATAGTGCAAACTATTTTACCACCTTGACTTGGTGGTCCGCCACCTCCACCACCTCTACTTGGTGGTCCACCAGTTCTCACATTACTGTAATCAGGTTGACTAGGTGCGCTTGGTCTTGAACTAACTGATGGTGGTCCGCCTCTGCCCCTATCTGGTATACTTTTAGGTGCAGGTGCAGGTCCAAATTCTCCGCCGCCACCTTGATCAACAAATCCTCCTCCTGGATCAAAACTAGGTGCGCTTGGTGGAGGACTATCATCTCTTTGATTCATTCTCTCCTGAGCTTTTCGTGCTTCTTCTTCTCTAGCTTTAGCTTTCTCAGCTGCTGCTATTTGTTCTTGCATTGCTCTTTGATCATCTACACGTTGTTTATCTTCTCGTTGTTTTACAATTCTGTCTTTTTCTTGTCGTGTATCAAACTCACTCATAGGCTGAGTTATAATTTCATTAGGAAAAACATAACTTTCTTGATAAGGATCTATTTCACCTATTTCAATAGGTGTTCTAGCTCCTGGCATTTGAATACCAGTTGGTTGTGTCATTGCTGCTCTTGCTTCTGCAAGACTCATTGCAGCTGGATCCACTAATGTCTCTGTTGGTTCATCAAAAGCAGTCATGTCAAACTCGTCCATTAAATCAGGAAGACCTGGTTCTCCTGCTAAAGTCCCTCTTGTTGGTTGATCAACCATACCCATAATTGGATCTCTGTATATATCTTTTCCACTAATAATTTCTTGATACTGTATTTGCTCTTCTGGTGTTATGTTTCCTGATACACCTTGAATGTTTCTAACCGTATCATCTATTGCTTCGCCAATAGGTTGATCAGCCACAGCTTCACCCATACCTAATAGTGATTGTATTCCTTGATAAGCACCTGAAGCTAGTGTTCCTGTTACCGCTCCTAGTCCCATTGTTTTTCTTGCATCAAAAGCACTTAATCTGTTGTAGGTTTCATTTGAAATTTTTCCTTCTCGTACAGCATCTTTTAATTTTTCTGTGTTATCAAAATGCTGTTTTCTATTAATAGGGTTTAAAGCATCTACAGGAGTTCCTGTTTTTGACGCTCCTTCTGGTAACGTTTCGTAAGTAGGTATTCCTCCTGCAATATTTATATTATTAGCTGCAGCTACTTCTTGTAGTGTGGGTTCTGTACCCATTATATCAAACTCTCCAACTCCTGTATCTATACCTGCAAAAGGATTAACTCCTGCAGTAGTTTTCATTGTTCCAATGTCTGTGTCTATTGTAGGTTCTGCATATTGTCTGTCAGGTATACCTAAAAAAGGATCTGTTGGTTGAATTCCTGCTCTAGTTTTTGCTGCTTCTAATTCTGCAAGACCAGCATCTCCTGTGTCTTGTATATCTCCAGAATATAAATCTAATATACTTTTTTCTTTTGCTTTTGCTTTATCAAGATCAGTTAATGTTTGTAATAAATTAGTATCTACGTCACCTGTATAACTTCCTGCTCTTACATCTGCTATTTCAGCATCTGTCATATTGTATTTGTCTTTCAAAGTGTCTTCTATTGTATTAATTCTTTTATCATAAGCTTTTTGTAATCCGTAGATTGGATCTGAAGTAACGCCTGATACAGGATTGTATCCTGTCATAAGACCGCTTTGTATTGTACCATCTTTAACATCATACAGTTCATTTAATGCTGTTTGTCTTGGATCTTGTTTTGGTAACATTTCTCCAACAGCTTGAATCGCTGTACCTAATAAAGGTATTCCTGTAACTTTAGAACCTGCTAAGTTTGCTATAGCTTCTCCAGCCATGTTAGTTATATCCATTCCTTGATTCTTAAGATTAGTAAAAAAGTTACCTACGTCTTCTCCAGTAGCAAGAAATTTATTTTTTGCAGTTTCCCAAAAAGATGGATCTTTCTGAGTGTAATCTATTTTTTCTCTTGGGTCAGCTAAAGTTCCTGCAACATCAGAATAATCTCCTGGTGCAAACACATCTCCAGTTTTAGGATCTACTATATTTCCTGATGTAGGTTGACCTGTTACTGGATCTGTTGCTGATAAAACATTTGGAGATGTTTCTATAAAAGGAGCAGTTGTAGGTATAGTGGTAGATGTTATTGGCGCTGTGGTCGTTGCAGATACTGTTCCTCCACCACCGCCTCCGTCTGATCCTCCTGGTAAAGACACGTTTACATTTGATGCCGTTGGTGTTTGCGGTAATCTAGGTAATCCACCAGAAAAATATGCTAATAAATCAGTAAAAGAAGATTGTAGTGTGGGATCATATTTTACACCTGGAAGTGTTGATATACCACCTAACAATTCTTTTCTTGTTGGCGTTGTAGTCGCTAATTTAGATACATCTAATTGTTGATCAACTAAATTTGGATCTGTTACTACAAACGATTTAAAATCTTCTCTAGACATTATGCCATTCCTCTTGATCTAAGTCTTATTGATTGTTCTTCAGGCGATAATAAAGCTTGCTCTGTTGGTGTTAAGCCAGTTGCATTGATACCTGTTGGGGCTTGACTCATAATACCAGTTGGAGCTTGATTAAATAAAGTAGGATTTATTGCTGGTGTTGCTGGAGCCGTTGCTCTTGTGGGTTGTGTTACTAATTGTTGTGGTTCTTCTGTAACTCCTACATCATCCATAGTAGGAAATTGTGAAGGATCTACTTTACCTTGTAAATCTTCCCTAATTGATTCTTTTAATTCTTCTAAATAATCTTCACCCTCATCTCTATCAATTAATCCATTACTAATCATAGCACCAATTAATTGAGATGCATTAGTGTAAGCTTCTTTACTACCTGGATTTAAAGAAAAACCTTTTTTAATAAATTTAATAAATTTTGGATCTGTAAATAAACGACCTACTACACTTGGGCCAAAAACAATGGCAGCCGACGGCACTGTAAACATACCAGATAATAATCCCATTACAGCCCCTGCTTGTCCTAATTGAATAAATATAGCTCCTGGTATACCCTCACCAACTGCTTTCTTTTGAGCAACAGATAAAGCATCAAGTAAATTTTCAAATTGCCTAACTTCTCTAGCAGAAAATAATCCACTTTTTACTAAAACATCATCTCCAAATTTTTGAAATTCTTTTAATATATAATCAGCGTCTACTTTACCTTTTTTTAATCTAACAGATTCTCCAACGATATCGCCTATTACTGTGCCTTTTATTGTATTTAATAATTCTTCTTTTTTCTTTACATCTTTAGTGCCTTTTATAGCGTTCATTAATGCATTTACTGTAGCAGGTCTTTTAGGTTTTATTAGTGTTGTATAAACTTGTTCGGGAGCTTTATCAGCTAAATTTCTTAAAATTTTATTATTGTATTTGGTTACTCCTAATCTATAAAATCTTTGTGCACTATCATAGGCTGCTCTTAATCCTGGCGATGCAGTAGCATCAATCGCATCTACTGTCTCATCTATATTTTTAGATATGTCTTTTACTAATTTTGCCGCATATCTTTCAGCCTCACCTTTTATTAAATCGTTATTAGATCTGGTAATTGCTAAAAATCTTGATCTTAAACCATTTGCAACATCAAAAGTAACGTTAGGGTCATTATCTAATCTAGCAATAGTTCTTAAAACTTTTTGTGCATCAGGCTCTAGTTCTCTAAAAGCTTTTGTGTTTTCTATTAATTTTTTTGCCTTATCTATAGTGCTTCTTAAACTAACAGTTATAGGTCTAGTGGCCACATTACCTGCCGCATCTCTAACAACATTTCCTGCAGCATCTCTAACTGGTATTTTAGCAAGTTGATCTACTTTAGCGTACTTATGTCTTGCAGTTGCTCTAAAGTAATCTAATGAATTTTGAACTGAATGTAATGCTAAATCTCCCGCATTAACTCTTGTTGCTTTATTAGAAAATTCATCAATAAAATCAATTAATTCAGCTGTTAATAAACGTTCTGCTTTTTTTCTACTCGATATAATTCTACCACCTGCTACAAAAGATTTTTCTGTAATGTTTTCTAATATATCTATAAATCTATTTTCACTACCTATTCCTGGTGTAATTAAACCCTCTATGTTGTCATCATCAATATCTTTGGTGGTAGTTCCTTTGTTTTGTTTATTTTTAATTTTTATGTCTTGTAAAATTCTTTCTGCTTTTTCAGCTTCAGGTTCATACTTAATACCTTTAAAACCAATCTTCCCGATTAATTTAGGTATCGCTGCTCCAATACTTTCTGCACTTGCACCAGTTACAAATCCTCTAATTACTTCCTTTGATAAATCATCTCGTGGATCAAATATCTGTGCTGCACCTGCTGCAGCTCCTTCACCAACACCCGCTCCTAATGATCTATATAACAACGCTAAAGCAGGACGTAATGCTGCTTGCGCTGCATAAAAAGTACCACCTGTATAAGCTCCTGCTATACCACCTGCTACTTCTAAAAATAATCTTCTAAATTTAGGCGAAGCTAAATATTCTTCTATTGCCTCTGTTCTAGCGTTACCTTCTGGAACATCCATGTAATCTGTAATTTCAGTGTAAGGACTCTCACCTCTTTTTTTAATTTCTGCATCTACATCTTCTAAAGAAAATTTAGGTTGATTTTTTTCTAAACTTTTAATTTCTTCAATAAGTTTTTGTCTATCCATATCACCCACTTTCATTTAAAAGAGATTGACGATATGCTTCTAAAGATTGACGATATGCTTCTAATTCGTCGTCAGACATGTCTTCTAATTCTTTTTCTCTTGTTGGAAGAAAAGCAGAGGCAGACACTCCAGCTTTCATCAATGCTTCTACATCTCCTCCATAATTTTTAACTGCCTCCCCTAAATATGCTCTTAAACTTTTAAGTTTTGCTTCAAACTGAACTTCAGTATCATTTAACTGTGGTATTAATTTTCTAATTCTTTCGGCCTCTTGTTCAGATACCTGTGCACCAGATATAGCTTGTGTTAAAAATGTAGTTGTTTTATCTATATCAGATTTTAAAGTTGCATAACTTGTACCTTTTTTTGTTCCAAAAAATTGCCCTATTTGTCCAGACAGTCTATCTGGATCTACACTAAAAAAACCTGAAACAGGTTTGCCTAATTCAAGATACTTTTCTTCAACTCTATTTAATAAACCAATAGTGCTTTTTAAATCTGCTCTCTTTTTAATTGTTGAAGCGTCTGGTTTACTCACTACATTAATTGTTCCGTCGCCTTTTTCTTGAGCAACAGAGCCCTCTGGTAAACCTAATTTTTTAACTTCAGCTTCACTTAATGTTCTAGCTTTACCAGGTTGTTTTTTTAACTGCATTTGAAGTGCAGTAGATACAGCGCCTTGGCCTCTCTTAGCTAGTTGCGCTCTTCTTATATCATCTGCTTTGGTGAACTTAGCATAAGGATCTCTTAGTGCCTCTACAGGGTCCATACCTAATGCTAAATTTATACCATATTCACCAATAGGTAATCTTGTTTTAGGCACAGGTGCAAACTCATTTAATATACTTTGAATAGTTGCAGCATCAGCTCCCAATTGTTCTCTATTAATTTTACCTGTTACAAAAGGATCGTTAGCATGCTTAGTTCTATCAACGATACCAGACATGATACCTTCATTAGCTGGCCCACCTCTTCTAAACATAGGTCGTTTTAATATTCTAGACATTATTTAAATATCCTTCCATAGATATCAGCACCAGCTAAACCTAAACCTAAAGCTGTAGCTAATGGACTAGCTTGTTGCGCTGCTGGTGATTCGTCAATAGAAACTGTTCCAGCTCCCGGTGTTAACCCTGTAATACCTTGGCCAAACATAGTAAGTCTTCTTCTTGGATCATCGACTGCCATTTGCGCCGCTTGTCTTTCTGCATCAAGTATTGCTTGTTGTTGTGCTTGTTGACCTGCACCTAATGTACCAAGACCAGCTATTTGTGCTCTTGAGAAGTCTTGTGCAGCTCCGCCTAATCCTTGTTGTAAATTTGCTATACCCATTTGATTTGCAAGATCTCGTTGTCTTGCAGTTGATGCTTGTTGAAATCCTCTCTGTTGTAAGTCAGCTAATATTCTTGATCTATTTGCATCACTCGTTGTTTGATATTCAGCTCTTTGTACACCCTCTCTACCTCCACCAAATGCACCAGGTGTTCCTAATGCTTGTGCTGCTAATTGGTTTTGTCTTATCTGAGCCTGTTTATCAAACTCAGCAAGAGTTGTGTCAATAACCTGTTGTTGATAAGGTGACATGTAAGCTTGAATAGATCCAGCTTGTACACCTGCAGGAAGAGGAGTTCCTGTTCCTGTTAGTGCAGTTGCTGCATCTGCGGCTGTGCCTGCTTTTGTTAAGAATGGCTGAAAAGATCCAAGACCTGTTGTTGGATCAACTGCTTGAGTTAAGGCTGCAGTTTGTAATGCATCTTGCTGTGCAACTTTTGGCGCAAGTCCTGCCATACCTGCTTTTGTAATTTGAAACTGTTGCGCTTGCGCTTGTCTTTGTGCAAACTGTTGCGCTGTTTCACCAGGTTGTTGTGTTGTGGCCGTGGTAATACTTGGTATACCTGCTTGTCTTGAAAGATCAGTTAAATATGTTTTTTGTGCTGCTTCTATAAATTCTGGTGGTAATGTTCTTGATTCTGTTACACCACCTGTCTGATAACCTACTCTACCCCCTAATGCAAATGCATCAACACCTAATTCATCTGCTAACATTTTTAATTTTCTTTTTTCTGAATCTGTTTGTGCTTCTTTAAATAATCTTGGAATTATAGTTTTATAATAAAAATTTTTAGTTTCATCATCTACTTTACCCTCCATGTCATTCATTAACATGTTTAAAAAACTTTCATCTTTTGAAACATTTGGTACCGTACTTTTCATTTGCTCTGCCTCTCTGTCAGAAACCTGTGCGCCAGCTAAATTTTTTATAATGTCTAATATTCCTTCTGCCATTATCTTACCCTTCCTTCTAATTTTTTCATTGTATCATACATTCTTTGTGCTCCTTTTTCAATGCTCCCGCCGCCCGCTCCTCGAACCGCGTTAGCTGTCATTACAAATTCGTTCTTAGATAACATAGCTGGTACATCATCTGCCTTTTCTTTTACACCTACTGGTACAAAACCACCTTTATCTCTATAATCTCTTTCCATAACTCCAGCTTGATTAGTTCTCATAATACCCATTGGCATACCTCCACCTCTTAAATTATATCTTGCAACAAATGCATCTTTTTCTTCATCTGTCATTGCAGAATATTCTTTATCAAAAGCAAAATAATTGTCAAAATATGCTCTCATTTTATTACCAACATTTTTTCTTCTTCTAGCTAAATATTCTGAGTTATTTTCAAACTCTTCTTGTGGTGGTTCTTCTGCTAAAAATGCGTTATAAAGATATGTTCCTGCAGCAGTAGCACCACCAACAAGTATTTGTTGTTGTACTATGCTTGGTAATTCTCCTAATATTGGAACATCTTTAAATAAACCTGTGGCATCTCTTATTGATTTTAAGCCTTTTGCTGTTGTTGCAGGTGTTGGTTTAGTTCCAAGTAAATCACCTTTGTTAGCATCACCACCAGTAAAATTTGGATCACCTTCTGTTAAAGGTTTTTTAAATAATCTACCAACAGGACCTTCTCTAAATCTGTCCATAGAAAATGTGCTAGGTCCACCACTAGCTCCTTCAGCGCCTGCTAAAAATCTTGCTCCTCTTCCAAGAGCATAAGTTCCTAATCCTTGTTTAAGTGCATCCCTGACGCTACCTCTTTGATCAAATCTACCTATACCTCTCATTGCTGCTGCAATACCTGGTTGAAAAGGTGCAACAAACGGTGCAGCCTTAACTGCAAAATCTGCTAATTCATTTGGTATAAGTTTTCTAATTCTTTTTTTAATACCACCTAATAAAAAACCTGTTCTAGGAACTGTGTTTGTTATCCCGCCTTGTGCACGTAATTGTCTTCTAATTTGAGCTCTTGTTATCATATATGTGTTGTTATTTATTATATTATATAGGCAGGGATTTCACCTGAATTTATATTACTACTCGTTTTTAACGAGTAAATCAAGCTTATGTTGTAACGGTTCTAGGCGTTACTTCCATAGCGGACAGGATCACATGGAGCCTGTTTCCATTAACTGCTGATACTTTTATTATTTCTCCAGTTTCAGCCACTAATGGGTTTGTTAAAATCTCTACAGGGCCATTAGTTTGGTCATCTGGATCTGGTATTGAAATATTATAACCTATGCTAAAAACAGCGTCGCTTGCATTTGTTAAAGTAATTGTAACTTGACTTCCACTACCTGAATCATCATTTACTAGTATAGACTTAATAATTGCCGTTGTAGCAGTTGGCACAGTATATAAAGTTACTGTTGCATCTGATGTTAAATCTACTTTTTTATTAACAAAATTATTAGCCATTATCCTCCTAAAAAGAAGATTATTGCATCGTTATCTTCTCCTTTTTCTTCTTGAAATGTTGTATTTAATTTTTCTATTAAACCGTTTAAATCTCTAACTAAAGATAGAAATGAAAGTTGGTCGTATTCTTTTGGTGGCTGTGTTAATGATTGTACGATTTTTGCCATTATCTTCTCCCGTCTGGTTGGTAATCAATTCTAAATGTACCTAGTTTCCAAAATTGACCTGTGCTTGTGTTATCTATTTTTAATGATATCGATCTAGCTCTTGCTCTTGTATCTATTTTTTGTGTACCACTACTAACTGTAAATGGTCCTAATGTAGAACTAGCTGCAGTGTCGTTTGGAAAATCTCTTAAGTTTAATGTAATTCTTGCATCACCTGTTTGTGTTAAAAAATCTGGTATAACTCTTCTTATTTTCATCATGAATTCTCCATCTCCACCTAATCCTTGTGCGCCAATATCAAAATCTCCAGATTCAATTGATGCAGTAATTGCAGTTGTTGCACCTTCTTTAACTTGATTTAAACCTGTTTCATGTTCATAGTAAGTTGACGTACCATCGCTATTACCAAAAATATAATTTGTATCTGTTGTTGCAGTTGTACCTGATGAATCATAAGCTGTTGCATGAGGTTTACCAAACACAGCAGAATCTTGCCACGCCGTTCTAGCTAATGTTCCTGTGGTCCACACTGGTCGTTCGGGACTTGAATCTAAATAATTAAAAGTTACAACTCTATTAACTGTGCCTGATCCTGAGTTAGGGTAAAACCACATAACTTCACCAAACAAGTTATTTAGTCCTGCATTAATATGTTGTTTAGGAATTGTATTAATATCATCAAAAACATGATCTTCAACTAAACACGGTAATGATTCTAATCTACCAGAGTATCTAAAGAAACCATTCTCTGACATCCAATAAGCTGTACCGTCTACTTCGACAGCAGCATTTTGTCCTATCAATCCACAGTTAGTACCAACTTGTTGAAACGAGAATGTAAACGGTGGGCCGACAAATCTCATAGTAAATAAAGCTGTATCTGTCCAAACATATATTGCATCCCTACCTCTGATTGCTCCCATAATTTTAGATCCATCTGCAAGTCTTTGTGTACCTGCAGTATTAGTTGCTGAAGGCGCGTACGTGTTAATATCTTCTTGTGACGAGAATCTAACAAACATGGGATCTTGTGTAGATTTTGTTCCAATAGTTGTTTCTGTTCCAAAAAATATTAAGTGTCTATCTGGTGTAGATACTAAACTAAATGCTGATGCGGTTGGTGCGTTGCTTACAATAGTTGCTCTTGTATCTGTCGCACCTGTTGGGTTTGAATTCCATTCAAATGTTTCTCCACTATTAATTGTTGCAATAAGTTTATTACCAAAATTATCTAGTGACCATAAACCTGGTGCTGTTATAATATCTCCTGATGCTGCAGAGTTCCATGCAAAAAAGTTTGATGCATCAGTAACTGTTGCACCTGAACTATGACTAGCTGCAGTTGTACCATTAGCTCCTCTTGTTAAGCCTGATAACGTTCCACCACTATTTCCTGTGTAAGTAATTAATTCTGTTCCTATAATAACTGTTCCGGAAGATGGAAAAGATGATGAGCTTGCCATTGTTAAACTTGTAACTGATGTATTAATACTTGACGATAACGTTGAGGTAAACTGTCCTGCTTGCTGCCCGCCCCACGATCCAAGACCCCAACCAGTAGATGCAACCTCTACAGCTGGCCCAACAGGATAGTAGTGTTTAACTCTAATACCGCCTGATGTAGATGCGCCTGAACCAGATTCATTAGATCCAACATCAATAGTTAAAGTAGTATCTGTTGGAATGGTAGTTACCATAAATTTATTGTCATTAAAATTACTTGCTGCAAAATTAGAGTTAGTTGCAGAACTAAAATTGTCTAATAATATAATGTCAAATTTGTTTATATTGTGCGCTGATGAAAAAGTTAAAGTTACAGTTGAAGATCCATTAGTTGTAGAAAAAGCACTTGTTAAAGTTGTTGTCGCTTTAATTGGATGTATGTCGTAAAAAATACCTCCAGAATATACATATAAAATTCTATTAGTTCCTAGTGCAGCGTACTTAATACCTGATGTATTTATAAAATGATGAATAGCTGTGTTACGCCCTGTTATATCGACAGAACCTAATTGTGCCCAGCCGCCTATTTTTTCAGGTGAACCATATCTAAAACGAACATTGTCGCCATTAACCCATTGGCTTTCGCCACCCGTTGATGTGACTTGTTTATTGAATCCTGGTTGAAATTTTACCTTCTGTAACATATAACCCTTTATATTACTAAAAAGCCCAGCTTACAAATGAATATCTAGTGCCTTTAGTTGCTTCCTTAACTTCATGTGGGTACATAAAAGTTGATGGAAATAATAATATATCTCCTGTTTTTAAAGGAATTTTTTTGCCCCTGCAATAAAATTCTGCACCCTCGTAGTTATCATTTAAATTTGCAACGATAGATACTATAGGAACTCCCTTCATTTTTCCATCAAAAATACTGTGTATATGGTCATAATGTTCTCTCATAGTATTACCTACTTCATATTTATTAAACCTTATAGGGCTAAATTTAGTAAGCCATGGAGGACTAGTTTTTTCGCCTGGCGAACTATGTTTTAGTTGATACTCTTCTAATGCTTTAACCAGATATGGTGTAATTTTATTTTGTTGCTCTTGTGTACAATTCATTACATCTAATTCTTTTTCTGACTCAGATTCAAATGTGCCTTCAGCATAGTTATTCCAAGTATGCTTTTTCCATTCTTTTTTGTTACATTCTTCTATCAATGATTTACATAGTTCTACTGGTATGTGATTTTCTACGTATATGTAATCTTCAATTGTGCTCATTCATTATTCTCCTTATATCTAAATGGGTTAAACTATCTTCACTACCTAATGTATCAACACTAAATGTATTAAAAGACATACTTAATCTTGCTTCTTTTCCTAAATTTAATGGCACGCTATGTTTTAAATCCGATGGAAACAATAGTAATTCTCCAGCTGTACATGGTAATAAAAATGTTTCTGAATTTAAATTATTATATTTCTTAGGGTCTAGTTTCATAGCAGCTTGTATTGTTTTTTGAAATTGTATAGGTGGTAATGTTTTATCTTGTTTTAAATAAAAGACTCCACTTAATATACTATTAGGATGTACGTGCTCATGATGCTTTGATCCTGGTGGATTTTTATTAGCCCAGCATTGAGTAATAACTAATCTTTGTTCTGACTGTAAAATATTTTTAGTATACTTATTTAAACTTTCGTAAAAAAAATTTTTTAAATTTTTTAATTCTTCTATTTCTAATAAATAACTATCTGCAGATTTAAAATTAGCATTAGCTTTTTGTTCCTTGTAAGGTAAAGAATCCACGTACTTTATTTCTTTACTTAAATCACCTTCGTACTTTGTAATAAGAACAGGCGTTGGAAATATCTGTAATAATTCTTCTTTCATATATAGGACTATACTATATTATTTTAGGATTGTAAACCACCATGTGAATCTGAAGTACCTGAATGATATTGAGAAGCTTCAACTAAATCACCGAAATCAGCGGCATTCCCCGTTGAAGCTATTGTAATATAATCTTGATTTACTGTATCTCCTCCAGAAATTTCACCTCCAGAGTGAATTGCTCTTGTTGAATTACTAAGACCAGATCCCGCTGCTCTAGCAACTGTTAAATCTCCAAAATCAGCGGCATCACCTGTTGAAGCAATAGTTACATAGTCTATAATATTTATTCGACCTGGAGAATACCCTCCCATAAATACAGCTCTTAATAATGAAGAAGCAGGAGTAGTTCTTCTTGCATCTGTTAAATCTCCAAAATCTGCGGCATTACCAGTTGATGCAGTTGTTATATATTCTATAACATTTTGTTCAGAGCCACTATTACCTCCACCATGAACAGTTCTTGTACCACCAGAACAAGTTCCAACACCTTCTGCAGCTGCACCTAAATTTCCAAAATCAGTTGCATTACCTGCAGTTGTAAAAGTTATATACTCTATAATATCCACAAGTGATGGAGTATTTCCTCCAGCACAAATACCTCTAGTTGAGTTTCCACCGCCACCATTCATATTTCTTCTAACTCCAGATAAATTACCAAAGTCCGCTGCGTTCCCCAAAGATGCATGTTCAAATGAATCCATTGTATCAATAACTGCAGAGGGACTTTCACCTCCTATTATAACACTTCTAGTTATACTAGAAACTCCTGCAACTAATTGTCTTGAAACACAATCTCCAAAATCTATAGCGTTTCCTAAAGTAGGTATATGAGTCATTTGTATTCTGTTAATAGATCCACCTGATCCACCTGAATTTGTTCCTGCATTAGTAAACCCTCTCCCTGATCCAGGCATATAGGTTACGGATGGGCGTGTCTGTGTTAAAACTTCTTCTGGTATACCACCATGTCCATTAGATGAACCAAAAGGAGATGATGTTCTTGCAGCTGTTAGATCTCCAAAGTCAAATGCATTTCCAAGACTAGTTATTGAAACATGATCTATTCCTGCTGTTTGTGTAATTAATGCTGATATTGTATTTGAACAGCCTGCAACTCCTGATAAAGCAGCAGTTAAATCTCCAAAATCTGGTGCATTTCCAGTAGATGCTATTGTTATATGATACATATCACTTTGATTACCAGGAGCAGTTCCTCCACAATAAACTCCTCTTACACTACTTTGTCCAGTTCCTCCGAAAGCTCTAACAGCTGCTAAATCTCCAAAATCAGTTGCGTTACCTGTTGAGGCTATTGTTACATAATCTATTGTATTAACAATAGATGGGGTAAAAGTTCCGCCAGCAAATACTCCTCTTGTTGGAGAAGATATTCCTCTTGTTGCTCCTCTAGTTACTGTTAAATCTCCAAAGTCTGCTGCATTACCTGTTGAAGCAATTGTAAAATAATCAATAACATTTTGAGGATCTCCTGAATTAGTTGCAGTTTGACCTCCTGCCATACATGCTCTAATATCATTAGAAACACATCCTTTATTAGAAGCACCAACAGTTAAATTTCCAAAGTTCATGGCATTTCCTGTGCTCGTAGGATTTATATATTCACATGGTTCGTCATAAGCGTCTCCTGAAACTTCTCCTCCCATTCTTACAAAACTTCTTGTTGTAGAACCTGCTTGACCTCCTCCTAATTGAGTTCCAGCAACAATTAAATCTCCATAATCTGTTGAGTTTCCTAGCGAAGAAAATTTAATTGTATCTATCGTTGTTGTTGCACCACCAGAACTACCTCCTGCCCAAAATCCTCTTGTTCCTCTATTAACTACATCTATATTATTAGACCTAACTATATTATATCGTTCTTTAATATCCCAAACAGCCATTATCCTTGTAAACCTCCATGTGAATCTGAAGCACCATGTCCTTGCTGCCTAGCAGCTGTTAAGTCACCAAAATCAGAAGCATCTCCTGCTGAAGCTATAGTAACAGAATCAATTACATTTGTATTACTTGGTCCAGCTCCTCCTCCAGAAATTCCTCTAGTATTACTACTTAAACCCATATTATTTCCTCTAACAGCTGTTAAGTCACCAAAATCAGAGGCATCACCTGTAGACGCTATAGTTACAAAATCAATTGTATTATAATCACTACCGGCATCTCCTCCTCCAAACCATAAACCTCTTACAGAAGAAGATCCTGCACATAAAGAATTTCTTGCAACCGTTAAATCTCCAAAGTCTGCAGCATTACCAGTTGAAGCTATTGTTATGTAATCTATAATATTTAAATATCCTGCAGGAGAACCGCCATATCCACCAGCAGCAACTCCTCTTGTAGGTGAACTACATGCAGCATGATTTTTAGCTGTAGTAGTTAAATTACCAAAGTCAGCAGCATCACCAACACTAGCAATAGTAATATATTCAATAGTATCTACGGCACTATCACTAACATCACCTAAATTAATTATACCTCTTGTTTGACTTGAAGTGCCTTTGCTATTTTGAGCAACACTTGCTAGATCACCAAAATCAAAAGCATTACCATTACTTGCTATTTCAAAAGCATCTATGGTTGCAACTCTACTAGGTGATGTATTTCCACCAGCACAAACAGCTCTTGTTGCACTAGCTAAACCTGCAGGTACACGTCCTTTAACAGCAGTTAAATCTCCAAAATCATTTGAATTACCTAAAGTTGCTATTGTTATTGCTTCTATTTTATTTACATAACCAGGTTCTTCACCTCCCATAAATAATCCTCTGCCACCACCAGCAAAATGTGTAGGTCTCGTTCCTTGATACCCTTCATTTAAACCACCGTGTGCATTTGATGTTGCTTCTAATTCTGTTCTTCCAGTAGCTAAGTCTCCAAAGTCAAGAGCCGTACCACCATTAGTAATAGTTATATAATCTATAACATTTGACACACCAGGTCCTCCACCTTTTAATCCTCTTATACAATTAGATGTGCCACCGGTTACATCTAAAGAATTTGTAGCATCTCCATAATCTATGGCATTACCTTGTGAAGCTATAGTAATATATTGAATAGTATTTACATTAGCAGGATTAGAATAACCTCCTACAGCAACTCCTCTTGTTGAAGAATCAAATGAAGCAGCGTTTCCTACACTTACTGCTAAATCTCCAAAATCTACAGCGTTTCCTGTTGTTGCTATTTCAAAAAAATCTATAGTAGCTGCAACAGGCTCTCCTCCTAATCTAACTCCTCTAGTTGGAGAAGATGCTCCTGTAGCACCATTTGCTAATGTAGTTAAATCTCCAAAGTCAATTGCATTACCAATTGATGCCATAGTAATATAATCTATTATATTTATGTTTGATGGATTAGTGCCTCCAAAAACTACACCTCTTGTAGAATTACTTGATGCACCAATTGCTTTTCTAGCATTTGTTAAATCTCCAAAGTCAGATGCATTACCTTGTGATGATGGTGTAAAATAATCAATATGATTAACCATTGAAGGAGTTGCACCTCCTGCAAAAAAATTTCTATTAAAAGAACTGAAAGCAGTTAAATGTCTTCTACTTACACTTAAATTACCAAAAGCAGCAGCATTTCCAGTTGTTGCAATTGTTACAAAATCAGCTGCAGCAATAAGAGCTGGAGAAGAATATCCTCCTCCAAATATTCCTCGTGTTCCATGATTACGCCAATAGCCACCCATAACAGCGTCATTGACTTCTTTCAAAGTCCATACGCCCGAACAATCATCGAGTTGCGGGTAGTTCGCCATTTAAATTCCTTAATCTATTTTTTTAGCCCAAATATTAGTAGCTGCTGCGTCTTGATCAAAATCTACTTCTTCACCTGCATCATTACGTTCTTTCCAGCTAGATGTATAAGTATCTAAATAAGATTTTACAGCTGCTTTATTTGCAAGTTCACCTAGTCCAGTTTCACTTGATCCATCTACAGTTGCACCAATTAAATCCCAGTCTTGAGGTGAAGCTCCGCCATTAGCTTTTGGGTAGTATCCACCATCTTCAATATAAGTTGGAATAGTTCCACCAGAAGTCAGGTTATACTTTATTATCTTGTTTGCCATTTAGGTTCTCCTTATTTTCTATTAGTTTAGTATTGAGCGACTCTTCATCGTACAGCTTAAATCCTCTACGCTCTGCAAATTTCTCTGCATCTCCTGAGAACTTATCAGCGCACGCTTCTAACCATTGCATGGTCATTTCGTGGGTAGGCGCTTTGCCTTCTCTCATTAACTTATTTTCCATCTCTAAATAAGAATAAATTTCAGCTTGTGCCTGTGCACTGTTTATACCCATATCGAAGAGATAAATCAAGTTTCCTTCGTCAATAACTCCACCTCTTGCACGGGCTGCATTTAGGGCCTGCTTTAAGCAAGTCATGACATGGTACCTCGATTCTTCTTTCTCATACTCTTCCTCTGTAATGTCCTCTTTACCTAGTTTCTTCAATATACTCTTATATTGATTAGTAAAAAAGTTCATCTTTCTAATGGCTCCAGATACTGAATTTTGTATATTATTCATATTTACTTTAACTTCTAAAATTTCAGTTTCTAGTAATTCTCTTTCTAGCTCATCTTTATAATCTCCATCAGCTAGTTTCTTTTCCTTTTGACGAAGTTCTATATCTTTTTTCATCATTTTAAGCTGTGCTTCTTCTAGCGCCATTCTAGTTTTATCTAGTTCAGCTAGTGTATGTTTAACTGATCTAATAGGTGTAATTGCTGTTACATCTAACATAACACCCATAAATTGTGAGTGTGATTTATAAAAGTTAGAACTTGATTGTTTGATTGCAGGCAGTGTTGCATTAATATTGGTTAACATTTGTTTATACTCTTTTTTAACCAATGGTGAGTTTGATAGTTTTTGTATTACTAGATCTTTACTTGACATTTATATTTCCTCCCAGAAATTGCATTGTTTATATTTATCAATGATACTCTTAGGTACAATACTATAGGCATCATACTTTTCTTTGTATATATCATCAGTTTTAATAGTATGCAACCCTCGTCCTATATCAGCATCATCATATTCCATGTCGTTTACTTTAAACTGATCCAGATTAATAAAGCTGTGTTTAAATTTAGGTATGCCTAAAAACTTATATATACCATCAATCGTTTTTCTAGGGTTTTCTACCAGGTCGTTATATTCAACTAAATGATATATTTTTTTAGGTTGATGATCCAATAAGTGTTTTACACCGATTAATTCTTTTACAACCTGACCTTCTTTATTCATCAACATATCACATTTTTCTTCAACAGTTTTAGCCCCGTATTGATTAATAAATGCAGTAGGTTCTTTTTCAGACCACCTAATAAAAGATGCAAGAATCTCTATAATGTCTCTAACAAGAACTATAATTTTAACACTAGGTCTTGTCTCTTTTAAAAATTTTAAATTAATAGGATATCCCCAAGGTGCTCTATCTATAATATAACTATAAGGCCAATCTTTATAATAATTTTCAAATACTTTCTTTGCTACGTTATCAAATGATTTATGATCTGGATAATTTTTAAATATATCAGTATGCTTGAGCATAAACAATTCACCCATCATATCAGCACAAATGCTATTAGCAGATGCACCAATATAAGGATTTTGATTCATAATAGAACTTAATAAAGTATTACCTGCTCTAGGTAATCCATGTAGGAAAAATATATCTTTCATCCATGTAGTTATATTATATTAATTAATTATTGTAAACCACCATGTCCATTTGATCCAGAACCCATATTTTCTCTTGCAATAGTCATATCACCAAAATCAGCAGCATCACCTGTGCTAGCAATTGTTATATAATCTACGGTTGCTACTGTAGCAGGATTTGCATATCCTCCTGCAATAACTCCTCTAGTATTATTACTAACTCCTCCTGGTAATCTTCTTTCATCAGTTAAATCTCCAAAATCAGTAGCATCACCTGTGCTTGCAATGGTTACATATTGTATTACATTAACTACACTAGGAGTTATACCTCCTGCATAAATACCTCTAACATCGGAACCAGTGCCTCCAAGTGATGCAGTTGAAGCTAATAAATCTCCAAAGTCTGTAGCGTTACCCGTGCTTGCAATAGTTACATATTGTATTACATTGCTTATACTTGGTGCATAACCTGCACCAAAAATACCTCTTGTTGTTGAACTAGTACCAGCAGCATTTTGATTACTAGCAAGTAAATCTCCAAAGTCTGTTGAATTACCAACTGAAGCTAATGTAATATATTCTATTACGTCAATTACACTTGGATCATATCCTCCAGCAAAAATTCCTCTAGTAGAATTTGAACATCCTCCTCTATCACCAGTTGCAGTTGCAATATCTCCAAAATCAGATCCATTACCTTTAGTTCTAAATTCTATGTATTCAAGTCTATTTGTAATACTAGGTGTTCTAATTGATCCAAAAATAGTTCTTATATTACTAGATACTTGACCTTGAACAGCAACTCTACTTGACTCTACCATATCTCCAAAATCTAATGTATTACCAAGAGAAGATATTGTGGTAAAATCTATACTGTTTGTTAGCGAAGGATTGTGACCACCACCAAATATTCCTATGTCACCGTTAGGTCCTGTTGGTAAAATTTTACCTGTTGGTGAATAAAGTTCTGGGGCTCTTGGAATAAATGCAAATAATTCT